CGCGAGGCGATTCCATTAAACTATTGAAGGTTTCTTCATAGCTCTCTAAAAATCCGTGTTCGTTGTGAGCGTAGAACGGGCGCGTATCGTACAGTTCCGTCTTCGTCAACTGTTCCGTTGGAAAACGAAGCTAGCTTTGAAAATCGTCTGAACCACACACCCCATTTATCCCATCGGTGCAAATCCCGATAGTCGGATAGATCGGGCTCCGGTCCGATGATGTCTAGGTAGTCGGTAGTGTGGTTCATGATCAGAACGGTAAATCGTCAGGAATAACAGGCTCCACAACCTTACGTGGTGGCGCAACCCTACGCGGGGCAGCAACCGGCTTCACCTCATCTAGCTTTACAGCAACCATTTCGCTAGCACCACGCACGGCCCATCCTTGTTTGACTGCCGCATCTTCCGAAATGAGCTTATACTTAATTGCTTGAGCTGGCGACATGGGCTTGCTCTCATACAGGAAAGCAGGGAGATCTGCGTCGTCTACCCAAGCTAGTGCCTTAGCGCGACCTTCGCCCTTGGTGTAGCCCGGCAATTCGTCAGAGCGTGCCAGCTCGTTAGCGCGTTCGGCAATCGCTTCGGCAAACTTCTTCAATGTGCCGACGTGTGGTAGCAGTCGCGCTACGACATCAGGCGGGGCTTCGTGAGTGCGGTCTACCATAGCGGTAAACCAGATGATAGCTTGTTCAGTGTTCATGTTCGCTCCTCTTGTGTGATAAACTTAGCGGACTTGTAGCGTTTAACTACTCGGCCTGATTCGTTCTTCTTGGTAAATACGTAAACTTTCCCGCTCTGCTGTAGGTCCGCTATTATCGACTCGCGTTTGTTTCGCTCGATGCTTTGTGCGTGTCGAGTGAAGTCGCTTTGAGAGACGCCTGTCTGCTCGTAGCTCTCAATGATGGTCAATATCTTTCGCGCTAGTTCATCATGCGGTGATGCGATGCGGTTCTTTAAACAGTGAAGCAAGCATGCGTTGCTGAATTCGGCGATCTCGCAGCCCCACTCTACGGCTTCAGGTGTGACAACAGGGTTTGCGGGATCAAGCGTCCATGCGTATATGAGCGTGAACTTGTTCGCCCGCTCCAAGGTGCGCGCTGCGAGGGTGGCCCGCATCACGTCCTTACTGCGCAGCTCCATCTTGATGCTGTTGTAGTGGATTATCTTATTCCGGTATAGTTCCAGGGCTTCCGGTGTTGCAGCGATCTCAGCCGGTCCCGGCTTTCCTCCGTGCGATCCGTTCATCAACGGGCTAGTTGCTTTCTCGCGTGCCGACTTCAAGGCTTCAATCAGATCCTCAGGCGGAGCTGCACGAAGAACGTCAATCTGTTGATTGGGGAGGTCTTCGCCTAAGAACACCGTAAACCGATTGAAAAACCCATTGTCGGCCATGCGCTCATTGAACGCACCAAGGAATATTTTCGGCTGCGTGCATGCGAAGATACACGGGTACGGTTGCTCAATGCGTTGGGGGGCTACGCCCTTTAAAGCACGTCCGTTGAACGCCTTGCATGACGACAACTGCAACAGGTATGAGATGATGTTAGAGATGTATGTCGGAACCTGCGTCTTGTTCAAGTTTTCAAGCAGAATACCGATCTCGTCGATAGACCACACGATGTCTGGATGCTGGGTGATTTGGTCGAGCATACCCACGTCGGAGCCTAGGTTTGCAGCGCCTATAAGGTCGTCCCATCCAGCGGCACGTAGGACCTCCTCAATAGAGTGAAGCGGAGCATCCTTACCTGATCCCGAGGATGCCATTCCAAGCCCGTAGACATTCGCATGGGTGAATTTCCACGTCGGACGACGCCCCATGACGCAACCGATACCTACGCACGCAGCAAGTAAAGTCAACTCTGGTTGACGACACTCAGCGTTGCCCAGAACCCAATCGACCCACGCAGCAATCATCGGGGTGGGGCGCAACTGCCTATCGTTCAGCCTGGGGCAGCTTTCGTCAGCGTGCCGGTCGGGTTCGTCCTTATGCACAATCTTACGCGCCATGAAATTGGCGACCATCACGGCCCGCTCTTCGCCTCGTGCGAGCCGCATATCGAACGATTCGCTGGCTTCTTTTTCCGCGTACGACTTGGCGATTCCACGCAACTCGTCATCGGTGACCGTCTCGGGGTTTTCGCAGCGATCGGCACGCACGCCCTGCAACCCAAGGAAGATGCCTTCTTCGCCCAACCCCAGGTTACGCAACGCGCCCGCAGCCGAGCATAGCAGCGCATGTCGCTGACCCTCGGGGAACGATGCCGTTTCCGTGGCCTTGATACTGACGGGGGCGGCCTTGGCCCATGCTTCCATGAACCAATCGGGAGCCATCGGAACATCGGTCAGCGATCCAAGTGACGTTATCCACTCGTACCCTTCCGATGGAGGTATGTGAACGCTCGCTTTGAATTTAACTTCCAGGGCGTCACCGATCCACACGCCGCCCTTGAGCGTGCAGTCATGAGGTACGCGCATCCAGACGTGACGGCCCCCGTTGAAAGTCTTGGTACTAGGGAAACCCTCTAAGGGCTGGAACTTTTCGATCAGTTCGGCTTCCCCGTCCAGGCCATTCTTCATCTCAATATCAAGCACGACGTGGAACGTAGGCTTGATCGCCCAATCACACGACGGCCACTTGCGATGCCACTCAGCAACTTCCTCCGGTGTTGGCAGTGTTCCGAGATACCCCTTCACCATCGGCTGGCGGCTTGAGGAAGCACGCTTTGACCACGGGATAAGGTGCCAGCCCTTTTGGGCAAGTTCAATAGGGGTCACGCGAAGCTCCGACCCAACACCTTGGGGAACTTGGACGATTCCGGTGTGGTCTGGAAGCGTATGCGTGTGGGTTTCGGAATGCAAGCCAGGAACTGAACGCACGCCATAGCGGTCGTTAGCCGAATCTCGCTTTCTGCGGTAATTCCGTACAATCCATCATCACGAACGACAATCTGCTTTCCGTCGGCGTTTTCCAATGGCGTATCACGAAACCATTGCTTGGCTTTGTGTCGTGCCCACGTATGCGCCTTTTCGTCAACCGACAGCCACTCGCTGATCTTGGTCGATGCGCACATGTAGTTGACGCACAGCGTCGGCGCTTTGCTCGGATCTTTAGAGGAATGCACGCGAATCGTCATGGCGTCTACCGGGATTTCGCGTATTTCAGAGTTAGATAGGGGGGTGTCGTACGCAGCAACGGTGTCGTGCTTGGCAATCTCCGGTGGCGGAAACTCAAACTCGCAGCACGGACATAGCCGAACGCCGGCTGCGACGATCTCTTGGCACTTTGGGCATGTCTTGGTCGGCGCAACGCCTTCCTTATCAGACTTCTTCTTGTTCTTTATGCGCTCGTTCAACGTGTCGATAGGACCGTGACGAGAAATATTTCCGCTTAGGTCAAGGACCATAGCGTTAATCTTTCCTTCAGCACGCCGCAGACCACGACCAATTTGCTGGTAGTACAGCCCGCTACTCTTTGTCGGACGCATCAAGGCCAACAAATCAACATGAGGGGCGTCAAAACCAACGCTTAGGACGTTGACGTTCACCAACGCCTTAAGCTCTTTATTGCGATACGCCGCGATCAATCGCGCACGTTCGGCCTTGTCCATGTTTCCCTCAATAACAGGAGCCTCGACGCCGTGCGTCTTTAGCGCGGCACTGATCAGGTTGGCGTGCTTGATGCCCGATGCGAATATGAGCCACGCCTTGCGGTCTTGTCCATAGCGCATGATCTCAGCGCATGCCTTGGCGACGGTGTCCTCGTCGGACATGATCGCTTCCAGTTCGCTCGCCACGAAGTCTCCCTGACGTACATGAACGCCTGTCAAATCCGGTGCGCCGCCGTCCTTTGATACCAACTGCGACAGGTAGCCCTCGTGAACCAGCTCCTTGATGCCGATATCGTACACCATGTCGGAAAACGGCTGGCCTTCTCCATACACCAAGCCCGATCCCATGCGGTACGGCGTGGCCGTGAAACCTGCGATACGGATCTTCGGGTTAACGATAGCGGCTTCTTTGAGAAACGTACGGTATTGGCCTTCCCCGGTAAGGGGCATGCGGTCGCATTCGTCCACAACCAGCAATTTAATAGATCCGAAATCGCACGCCTTGTTTGCAATCGATTGGATTTGGCAAAAGGTCACAGGTCCGATCTTCTTTACGCCAAGCGAAGCCGAGTACACCGCTGGCTTTGTCCCGCTGATCGCTTCGTAGGTCTTGGAAAGCTGTTCGACTAGCTCCTGCGTGTGAACGGCAATAACGATCTTAGAAGATGGGTCTTTAAGATGAACGCGATGCACCAGCGTTGCGATTGTCGGGCCTTTTCCGCTGCCGGTAGGCATGCACACCAGGGGGCGGGCCATGCCGTCATTTAATGCGCCACGCAAAGCGTCGATAGCGGCTTCTTGATACGGTCTTAGTTTCATGTTTCTCAAGGTGTCCGTGAGTAGGAGTTAAAAGGTTTATTTTGTAAAATCTGTTTTTACCAAAGACATTAGAGCTTCTGCGTACGCAAGCCCCTCTTCGCTTGAAGAAACTTTCTTTTTATTCGGGTACACGTATTGCATTGTTTCGCACATTATTTTGGCAATTTCTTCTGCGTTATCTTTACTCATGATTAACGGGCTTTTCTACAGTAGTAAATTTATTATCGCAAGTTTTGCATTTACGTCTTCGCCAGATCCCGTGTGCTCCTGCTTTTCGTGTGTCGTAGACCTTTGTTGGTCCTTTGCACTTGGTACAAGCTAGGCTCATTTCTCCTTCTCCATATCCGCAATCGCCCCACGCAACATAACGGCCCGCAACTCTTCCTCCCGCTTCCGCCAATAGCAAACATCGCACAAATCCAAATCAGCATCTTTTTTGCGGCCATGACTTGCCGGGTTTATTGCGTATGATCCGCAGCGTGTGCAGCTATTCATGGGAGCCCACAGCCTTACGCACGTTACAAATAGCCACACTTAGCCGCTTCTCTTCGCCCCAGCAAATATCCCCAGCGTCTTCCCAAGCCTCAGCCGCTCGCTGAAGCTCAACATACGCCTCCAGCAACTCCAAGCTGATGCAGACGACTTTATCAGGATCATTGATTGGCTTCATGATGAATTCAGGCTCACTCATTTGATTTCTTTCGTTTCAGCATAAAGGAACTGCCATTTCTTAAACGCGGCGGAAATTTCCGTTTCAATCTCAAATCTCGCATTTATCAGCCTAGACAAAGAAGTCTTTGAATCACACAACTTTGATTCTAGCGCGTCGATTTGAGCGACCATAATCTTAAGGTCTGCAACTATCTCAGCAGGGGAAGCATACACCTCTTGCAGGACGTACTTTTCGCAGGCGACCCCGCGAAGTCTGTCGGTAGATTTCATTTTGTGGTAAAAGTCGCCGGTCTTCATTTGATTCTCTCTTTAATTAATCGCACAAGCTCTGCGATATGGATTCAGGTTCAGTCATGGTTACTCCGTAATCTTACAGGCAAAACAGGTGAAGGTTAAACGAGCTCCAATCCCTGGAACTGACTCGCGCACCTCAGATACCAGACCGTTTTCGCTAAGATATTTTGCAAGCTGCATAACGGCTCCGCGTTGTGCGTTCTCAATCATAGCATCTGTCCTCGGCTTATACCATGGTGGCTCATCCTCGATGATTGCGGTAAGCTCTGCCTGCATAACACGACCAATCAGAGATGTCTTTTTCTTGGACATTATATCAGGGAAGCAGATAGGCCATTCCGGCTTCCTTAGATCGAATGCCCATTGAATAGAGTGACGATATTGCTCGACGGCTTGATTGCATGCCGATGCAATGGCAGCGTAATCAGCGATCCGACGCTTGGCTTTATATGGCTTCACGCGGCTCATTTGTTTCTCCAAAACCGATAAAGGTACAAAAAAAAATAACCGGCAGCAGTACCGACAGCATCGCGGCATTTATTGAGATTGTGCGGTTGCTCATAACTGCCCCCCAAACGCGGCGACGAGAGCGGCGCGCATGACGCGACGGGTCACTTCCTGCCATTCCTCGCCATAAAGTGCCCAATCGCCTTCTGCCAACTCGACACATGCACGCTCAACCATCTTATCAGTGACCTCGACCACCGGGGCAGGCGCGGCGCGGGTGTTCCAGGCAGTGATCGCCTTGATGCGGGAATTAGATCGCCCAATTTCACGCACTCCGGCAGCACACTTACCGCACGCTACGGTTGATGCATTTCCGTCCCAATCAGAGGTGTCAATGATCGAAACATCAGCAGATCCGCAGAACGGGCAGGGCTTGAGTTGTTTGGTCATAGCTGGGCTTCTTTCTTGATTGAGTTGCACGATTGAGCCATTGCTCTGTAGGATGTTGCGTAGCATTGGGCGAAGTCGCCCATCAAATTGGCGGAGGTGCCCGAGGATTTGGGCGGCGGTGCGGAGGTCTTGCATATGTGGTGGCGGGGGTTGGAGTCGAACCAACATTAGCGCGGCATCACCCACTTGCTTTACCTGCTGCCGATGTCCGCAGCTTGCCACTTCCCGCCATGAATGGCCGTCTTTCCGACCTGTCGCCTGCTACTCTGTGCGTCCACGGTAGCTATCTCGTGCCCTCGGTATCCTAACGGCTAAACGAGTGTCGATTGGTTTTCGACTCTTTCAGTAAGCCCATATCGCAGGGACCACGCGGAGAACATTCTAGCAAACGGTCGGAGCCGCTGCCACGGATCTCAAGCCTGTAGTGATCAGCAGCCCTTTTTGCCGGGCTTCATCGGCTTCAAGTTGACGGCCTTGCCTTCTTTGACTGGCTTGGCGTAGGTGTCTTTAGCGGGTTTCTTAACCATGGTGTTATTCTCCTTTCTTTTGTTAGGGGTTACCACGAAGCGGCGGGTGCAGCAACGGGACGGGTAGATGGCTTAGCGGGTGCAGCGGCTTCAGGCGCGTTCCCCTTCTTGACCGAAAGCCACATCTGATTCTCAAGTTTGCCTTCGGCATTCTTCTTTACCGTGATATGCTGCTTGAAGGTCTTTCCGACAAACCAGTCAAGGGTGTTATTGAAACCTTTAGGACCGACCAGCAGTAACAGCGCATCAAGCTGTGCGTGTGACTTGGCGAGGTTTTCGGGCTTTGATGACAGGTACTTGAAGTATCTGCGACCTTCGTACTCGCCGTTTTCAATGACAAATTCAAACTTGGTTGAAGCGTTGCCGCTCTTTGACACGTGATCTTCAGCAGCGTTGATGACCCAGGTATACTCTCCGTCAGGAATTGGTGAGTAATCGCCGCCGGTATCCGCGTTGTCGGGGTTGTGTGTGTAGTTGTCGAGAAGGCCCATGTTATTGCTCCTGGGGGGGGTGTTGTTAGTGTGTCAGGATTGACGCGCCGTAGTGGCGTATGTGTTGTTAGCCGTAGCCGTTGCCGTAGCCGCCGCCGTCGCCGTCGCCGTGGCCGTCGCCGTTGCCGTTGCCGTTGCCGTTGCCGTTGCCGTTGCCGTAGCCGTCGCCGTGGCCGTAGCCGTAGCCGTTGCCGTAGCCGCCGCCGTCGCCGTCGCCGTGGCCGTAGCCGTAGCCGTTGCCGTAGCCGCCGCCGTCGCCGTCGCCGTGGCCGTTGCCGTCGCCGTCGCCGGTATTCAACAGCAACACAGCACTACCAGCCATTGATAACACCGATTTCAGCTATAGGAGTGCAGCGAACCGTACCGTAAGCATCGGCCACTGTTCCTCTGAGTGGCCCATTTACCAACTCGCCAAGCCCCTTTGAGGTGCCCCACTTGCGAAGGTTTTTGGCATCCGTGATGGTGACCGTTCCGTCTGGATTGGTAACGCACCTACCAACAAAGATCCATCCACGATCAGCGACAATGATGCGCAAGTCACCGATTGGCGCGCTGTGCTTTGAGATGGAATCCTTACGTACGTACTCGACGCCGTTAAGAGTGAGGGTCGATGCTTGGATGTCCGTCATGGTGTTACTCCTGATTCATGGCGGCGCAGAAGTCTGCGAAGCCGGTATTGATGTCGAGGGTGATAGGTTGAGTGATGCCGTAGCGATTCTTAGCGAGATGTGCAGCAGCCGGGTACCAGTGTTGGACGAAGTTAGTGCCGCCCTTGGCCAGCTTTCGTTCCTTATCGGCACTGTCAACGGTGCGGATGTCGGTGCCAAAGTAGCCCCAGGCATCGCATTGACCGATCAGGTAATCAGCAACGTCAACTTTACCTGACGATGAAGCGAACAGCTTAGGCTCGCTACGTAGGTAGGTTTCTGCGGAGGCAGAAGTGACTTCGCGATCGACGCTGTGGCAAAGCATAATGGTTCCGATGTTGCGCTTGTCGCGCATAACCCGGCATCCTTCAATGAAGCGCGTCCAGTACTCTTCAAGGGCCGATTTGTACCCCTTGCCGTAGCCGCCGCTTGCAAGCTCGATTGATTTGACGTTTTCGCGCTCGCAGATGCACTTCCAAATGACCATTTCGAGCATGTCGATCGTGTCAAAGACGACGGTTTTATAATCATGCTCATCACGGATGAGTGCGCCCATCGTGGCGACTACATCCGACCAATCCTTAAGCAATGGCGTGCGTGCAACGTCGAGGCTGTTGGTGCCTTCTTCAAGCTGCACGAACAGGGGCTTAGGGGCGTGTGATGCCCACGTCGACTTGCCCATGCCGGGCTTGGCATGCACGCCAATGATAGGCGGCTTCTTGACCTTGCCGGTAGTGACTTGTGCGAGAAAACTCATTGGGATAGCTCCATGCGGACCTCGTTATGCAGTCCTAAGTATTGTAGTTCGTATGCGAAGGATTCGCGTTCGGTGGTGTCCATGTCGTGGACGTTAGCAGCAAGCTCAACTAGGAGTTCTAGCTCGGATTGGTCAAACATTTTTGTATTCCCGCTCATAGATTTCCTTGGCTTTGCGCGCTTCCATGTCGTCAAAGAGCTCGAGGGCTTCTTGCATGGCGCTGCTGCGCGAGATGGTCCAAGCGCCACTCTCTACGATGGCGGTTTCTTCGTCGAGGAGTACGGCGCGCCACATTCTTTGTACGAGTACCGATATCGTGTTTTCAACGGCGGCAATGTGATGCGACATATATTCGCGAGCATCGCGTTCGGCAGCAAGCATGTGCTCAGCTTCAATAGCTTCGCGCTCAAAGTTGGGGTGGATGGGGTCAGTGAGTGTCATGGTTTCTCCGAATCATAGTTAGTGTATACGCCATCTTCAGAGCCTTGCAAGGTGTAAGTTTTTTCGCGTCCGCCGATGAGCCAGCGCACGTTCGACAGGTTCCGCACGGCGAGTGCGATGAGCGTGCTGCTCGAGTGAGTGGCTTCGCAGAGTTGGGTCGACGTCATAGGGCCGTGTTTGCGTAGGAGTTGTACGATATGCGAGGCCAGTTCACGCCGTCTCGCGACTTGTTTTTCCTCTTTTTTGACGTGATCGATAAAATGCGGATTGTTTGTTACTGCATGCCGCATAACCCCGCCCAGATCGTTAATGGTGATCTTTCGAATGGGTTTATGTGCGTGTTGGTCCGCCAAGCGCTGTGCGTGAGCGACTTCAATGTTGATATTTTCGTATTCGAGCATGGGGGTATCTCTTTTAGTAGGTTATGGCGTCGAGGAGGATGTTGTCGTAGCTGTATAGCTCAATGAGGGTGCCATCGAGTTCTTTAGAGGCCGCTTGCGCTTCTTTGCGCCACGCTTTCCGCAGGGCTTCCCCCTCGGGAGTGTCGGAGTCCCACAGCTCCGTGTCGTATTTGTTGAGTGTTTTGCTTGTCATGTGCTTCACTAAGACGGTCATTTCATCATCTCCAGCGTGCGGCTCAGCTTTTTGTCATTTTGTTGATAAAGGGATTGGTGGGTGTGGTATTGGGTCTCCGCTAGGATGCGTTCAAGCTGCCGCCCGGAAACGGCGTGAGAAAAGGAGCGTTCAGCGTGGCGCTGTGCTTTGATCCAGTGCTTATGAGCATCTCCAGCGTAGATACCGATAGCAGTGCGTAGGGCTTGGCGGATTGGGGTCATAGGAAGGGGTTTTTTACGAGGGTGCGGAAATGGCTGGCCTGGGCCTGTCGGGCTTCGTATTGTGCTGCTGCGTATGCTGCGTTTGCTGCGTCTGCTGCTTCTGCTGTTTCTGCTGCGCATGCTGCGCATGCTGCTGCTGCTGCGCATGCTGCGCATGCTGCTGCTGCTGCGCATGCTGCGCATCCTGCTGTACGTACTGCTGTACGTACTGCTGTACGTACTGCTGTACGTGCTGCGACCACTGCTGCTGCTGCGTATTCTGCTGTACGTTCTGCGTATTTTGCTTCGTATTCTGCTGCTGCGTATGCTGCGTATTCTGCTGCTGCGCATGCTGCTGATGCGTATGATGCGTATTCTGCTGCTGCGTATGCTTCTTGCAGCTCGCTCAGAGTCGCTTCCCCCATTGCGTAGCGTCGTGCCACTGCGATGGCGGTCAGGCTTCGCGGATCAGTAGGCTGGGCCTGCTCAGCGCACCAGCAGGCGAACAAACGCAACTCGCGCTCCGGAGTTATCTTTAGCTTTTGCAGAATCCAAAGTAGCCAGTCACCCCTTGGACAATTGTCCCATACTTCGGCCATGGTTTTAAAGCCCACGGCGTAGTCGCGTCCAGTCTTGCAGGCTTTGTTTTGAGCGAGGAATTCGGTGGGTGTCATGGTGGTGTTTCCTTACAGTACCGTGTCTTCAATGTCCCAGCAGCTAAGCACGGGAACGGGAGACGTGGTAAAGGTTGGGGTTACTAATACGTTCATGTTGGCGTGTGTTGGCTTTTCGTGGTGGCAGCGGATTATGGTGTTGCCGTGCCATGCGTGCCAATACTTGCCTTTGAGTGGGTAGACGTGCAGCTTATTGCCGTCAGCGTCTTCAAGGGTGTAGGGGAAGCAGTCGTGCGTCATGCCAGCACCATAGCATAGGGTGACGACACCGCGCCATCGATAGGCAAGGCGCACATATATAAGCCCCCCGGGTGGCCCATGCGCAAGCCGTACGGCAGCAAAAGCGCATCCGCACGTTCTTGGATGGATTGCATCTTGCGCTCTTCAGTGGGGGTGAGAGCGCGGTTGCAGGATGTTTCGTTGAGCCGGCGATAGGACCGCGCCATAGCACACACGCGAGTTGCGACTACAGGAGCGCATCCGGGTGAATTGGGCAGGGTGTGATCGATGCGGCACAGCTCCGCAGTCAGTAGGCATTCGTGTGATGGGTGTTTCATGGTCGTTACCTTTCTAGGGCGTGTCGAGTTCAGCGTTCGTTACTGATGACTCGCTCATTATATGCAACCAAGTAACGTATACAAGAGAATACTATATGGACCTATTTGTTAGGGCGTGCGTTGATGATGCGATAACTATTAAGGGGCTTTTTTCAACCACTTCATTTTTAGGCTGAAATGGGGCTAAGTCCTTGTGCGCCAAGGAGATAGATGTCTCATTTCAGTCTCATTTCAGTCAAGGGAATGAAACCAGATGTCCTTGTGGTGTAACGACTTATGCTGATACTATACCCAATTTTCAGCCTACCCCCTCCCCTGAGATAAAAAGAGAGAAATAAAAATTAATATTGCCACTAATAGAATAGTAATAAAAAAAAAAGACTAAATATATAACTATTATAATATTAACTTCTCTATCTACTTCTCTACCTTCTTCTCTCTTTCAATCTCTGGTCCCCCCCTACACTGAAAATTGGGTATAGTTTGTACATAAACCCTTATACTGCAAGGACTTCTGGTTTCATTGTGCCCACTGAAATCAGACTGAAATGAGACAACTAACTCGTTGTACTACAATGACTTACATCGTTTCAGCCAAAAAAATGAAAGAATGAAAAAAGCCCCCTAGTAATTGAGCTAATCTATCGACTGCCCTTAATAAATGAGCAATTACCGACTACGCTACCTGATAGACAAGCTGGAATCCCGTCTCGGCCTGTCCGTATCGATTCTTCCCGCGCTCACGCCCTGTCACCTACCCTCGCTTGCGATCCTAGCCCATTACAGACACGATCACGCCTATGCCTATATAAGGTGTGGCCTAGGGGGGATCGTGGCTTAGATAAAGGATATGGAGGGTAGAGGGGGTGGCATGAGGGGGGTAACTTTAGATTTTGCTTTTAGACTTTTACAAGGAGCCTGTACTAAGCGGACCAAAAATCAGAAAGTAGTGTATACACTTGACATCCACACACAACCGTATACAACACACACATGCAATGCTCGTGTAACAAAGACGCACTCACCGCAGCACAAGCCATGGCGATCTGTCGTCGTGTGACATCGTCACGGATGCCGTATCGCTGCACGATCTGTCAACACTGGCACTTGGCTACGCCCACGGCTATAACGCGTACGGTAAAACACGAACGACGCGCACGCAAACACGACACCGGAGAGATGGATTATGACGAATAACACCACAACAATTAAAAACCGATATTTCACCGCAGAACTATCCAAGATCGAAATTTTCCAAGACGGACGAGCGTATGCTGTTGAGTGGGAGGTGTACGAAACACTATCGTATGACGAGGTTGACGACGTAATAACGGAAACTGAAAAGGGCGAGCATTTTGCTAATGGAATGGTGAAATGGGACGGGTGCTCTAATTGGAAATTTACAGAACAAAACTGCATGCACCATCAGTGCGGTAAAGATGGACTTTCTGCTATAGGAGAAATACTTGCTGCTTGCTGGCAGGCTTCAGGAGCACTTATGCCGGCTACTGCGGATACTTGTTTTAATTGACAACACGGCCTAAGTGAATACGCTAAATAGCATGCCCCATCCATTTAAATTCAACACGCCATCTCGGGTACTCACCATCCGGGTTCCCGCTGATCAGTACGACAAGATCAAGGCCGAGTTTACCAAGATCATTCAGGCGTATGTGAAGTAATGGCTAAGGCTGTTGCACGTTCTGTGCCCGACATGCAAAAATGGCCTCATAATCCCGAGAGCAATTTCGTGGATGCGTGGCCACGGTGGCGGGACGTGTATGATTGGGATCTGCCGGTCTCGAAGCTGAGGCAGGTGGACTCAAAGGCGTGCGCGGAGCTGTGTGAGCTGAACCTGTTTGAGAAGCTGACTCCCACCCTGCAACAAGCGGTACGGGCCTTTGCGGAAGGGCGGTCTTATGACAACGGGGAAACGCAGGACTTGATCCTGACGCCGGAGAAAATTGGCAGCCTAGCGGAACGGGCGAATAACGTAGAGGTTGCTAGGTCGTCAATCGATGCGCTCGCGTTGTTCCAATTAGCGGCTAATGCAATTGCGACGGGAGATCTTTGCGGATCACCTCTTGATGCCAAGGGGAAGGCGGATCTGCTGAAGTTTCTTGTTAACAAGGTTGTTCCTGACATGAAATCATCGGACTCCCAAGAGACCGTCCAGCGCGTTGACCGAGGACGCCGTAAGGCATCCGAATTCTCTTCTGAAGATCTTAAAACACTCACCCGTCAAGAACTCCTTGACCTTTTGGAATAAACTATGCTGTTTAACTTTGCTACTAAAGACGACATTGAACACGCGTTCGCAGAACTACGTATTGGCATTAGCCG